GTAGTTAAGTTGCACTATAAAATTTTTTAGTGTATAATATATAGTATAAGATACGTAAGTCGTATGTCTCGTAAACAACGAAAGGTAATACAATGGCAAAAGAACAAGAAGAATGGAGTGAAGTAGAAGTTAAAGCTCCAGAAGAACCAAAAGTAGAATATGAAGTAGAAGGCGAAGAAGATGAAAAAGTTGAAGCTAATTCGCCTGTTGAATCAAAAGAGGAAGTTAAACAAGAGGAACCTCCAAAAGAAGAAGCACCTAAAGAGCTTGAAGGTGTAGAAACTAAAGGAGCACAAAAAAGAATAAGACAATTAGTTAAGCAACGTAAAGAAAGAGATGAAAAACTTGCTGAACTAATGAAACAAAATGAAGAACTTTCAACAAGACTAAATGATACAGAACAAAAATTTAATACTGTTAATAAATTAAGTTTAAATGCAAGTGAAAAACAAATAACAGATAAGTTAGAACTTGCAAGAGGTGCATATAAAGCTGCACATGAAGAAGGTGATTCAGCTAAAATATTACAAGCTCAAGAATTTTTGAATGAAGCACAAAATGATTTAAAATCTTTAAGTGCAACAAAACAACAATTTGAACAACAACCTGTACAGCAACAACAACAACCTGTACAACAACCACAATATCAGCCACCTATGCCTACACCAGATCCAAAGGCAGAACAATGGGCAGCTAATAATGAATGGTTTGGTCAAGATCAAATTATGACTGTTTCAGCTTTAGCTATAGATGGACAGTTAAAAGAAGAAGGTTTTAGTCCTACAGATGCAGAATATTATACTGAAATAGATCGTAGGTTAAAAGAAACATTTCCTCATAAGTTTGCAGCAGAAGCTGCTCCAGTTGAGGAAGTTCGCCAGCAGGTAGAAGCGTCAAAACCTGCTCAAGTGGTTGCTGGAGCATCTCGCAGCTCTCCAGGTTCCAGTAAAAAGGTTAAGCTGTCAAAAGAAGATATTAGACTAGCTAACAAATGGGATATACCACTTGAACAGTATGCTCTTGAAAAACAAAAGTCTGAACAGGCTGATGGAGAGTATACAACAATTAATATGCAGCGTGGAGGAAGAAAATAATGACACGAATTAATAATACACGTAGTTCTGATTTAAGAGAAAATAACGCTAGAGAAGAAGTTGAATACACATTTGAAGAGCAAGATGTTCTTCATATTCCTGAAGCAGTAACACAGCGTTTCGCCAACGAAGGTATGACACTTGGGTGGGTAAGAATGACACTTAAAGGTGAAGATGACGTAAAACATTTAGGCAAGAAACTGCAAGAAGGATGGGTATTTGTTGACTTAGCTGAAGTTCCTGAAATGAGTGCAACCTCTTTCGTGAGAGAGGAAGGTAGATACGCAGGGGTAGTCTGTCGTGCTGACGTAGGATTAGCAAAAATCCCAACTGGTAGATACGAAGCTAGAAGTAAGTTTTACAGAGATAAGAGTAAAGCCATGAACGAAGCTATTGAAGCTCAACTTATGGGTTCTAATAATTCTCGTATGCCTATTTCTAATAACAGTAAATCAAAAGTGGTAACAGGAAGACAACCTAACTTTCAGGATTAATCCTTTTATTGCTTATTATTAATTAATAAAGGAGAAAGAATATGGCTTCAGTTGATAGTCCTAGAGGACTGGTACTGGCAAGAAAAAATGGCTCAGGTTCTAACTCTACTGGTGTTACTATGATTCCTGTTGGGGATAACATAAGCCCAATAGTTCCTTCAGCAGCATTGCCTACAAGCATGTTCACAGGAGATCCTATAGCAATTTATAGTTCAGGCACAATTATACCTACAGGTGCTAATACAACTATAAAAACTGCAGGGGTTTTCCAAGGATGCAGCTATGTAGACAGTAATGGTGATCAACAATTCAGTAGACATTGGACAGGTGGTTCAACAGCAACAGACATTCAATTACATGTTTGTACTGATCCAGCTCAAACATACTTTATACAAGCAGATGGTGCTGTAACAGCAGCAGCAGGCTTTGGTGCAGGTACTTACAATGGTGTATGGACTGCAGGAGCAGGTTCAACAAAAACAGGTAATAGTGGCTATGAGTTAGACGCATCTGGACCTGTGCTAACAGATGTTAATATGAGAGTAATACGTAGAGCTCCATGGGATACAGCAACAAGTTCATCAGCAGGTGAAACTGACGATTATCCATGGTATGAAGTACGTATTAATAATCATATTGATAATTATACAACAGCAACTATTTCAACAGCTTAATAGGAAAGGAATAATTAAATGGCTATTAATAGAGCAAGTATTGCCAAAGAGCTACTTCCTGGACTAAACGCAGTTTTTGGAATAGAATATGGCAGCGTAGATGAAGAACACAAACCATTATACGAAATAGAAAACTCAGATAGAGCTTTTGAAGAAGAAGTACTCTTCACAGGCTTTGGTGCTGCACCTGTTAAAGGTGAGGGTGCTGCTGTAGTTTATGATGATGCATCAGAAAGTTATACTTCAAGGTATACTAACGAAACTGTAGCATTAGCATTCGCAGTAACTGAAGAAGCTATGGAAGATAATTTATATGATACTTTTGCAAAACTAAGAGCAAAAGGATTAGCAAGAGCTATGGGAAGTACAAAACAGCAAAAAGCTGCTGACTTGTACAACAATGGCTTCGCAACAAATCAAGGTGATGGTGTACCAATGTTTAGTGCAGCACACCCAGTTGTAGGCTCTGGAACAGTAACTAACATTACTACTGCAGCAGCTATAGCTGAAGGTACTATTGAAGCAGCAATCATTCAGATACAAAAAACTACTGATGATCGTGGCATCCTTATAGGTGCTTCAGGTGTTTCATTACACGTACCAACAGATCTAATGTTTACAGCAGATGTACTTCTAAATACACCTGGCACTACTGCAGGTATATTAGGAACTGCAAATCACTTTGCAAACAATGACATCAATGCTATAAGACATCTAGGTGTTTTACCTGATGGATTCTATGTGAACAGAAGATTTACAGATGTAAATGCATGGTTCATTAAAACAGACGTACCAAATGGTACTAAAATGTTTAATAGAACTCCATTACAAACTAAAATGGAACCAGATTTCGATACTGGCAACTTACGATTCAAAGCACGTGAAAGATATTCTTTTGGTGTTTCTGACTGGAGAAGTTGGTTTGGAAATCAAGGAGCCTAATTATAAATATTGGAGGAGAGTAGAGATATTCTCCTCCTCTATAATATAAGGAAAGATATATGTCTACAAATATAACTACAGCTTTTAAATCAGGTGATGGTGTTATTGTTTCTCCACAAGTTGTGAGTACTACAGATAATGCAGGAAACTCTATTGCTGTAACTTTACCTCATGTAACTCGTATACTTGCTGTACATGCTTATTCTACTGTCGCTGGTACATTTGATATAGGCGATAAAAATGGAAGTAAAATTAAATTCCAAGTTGCTGCAAGTGGAACACAAGATATTTATATGGGTGAAGTAGGAGTAAAGTGTGAAGGCACAGTAAGTGTAAGCACACCTGATGCAGGTGGTGTAACTCTAGTATTAGGATAATTATATGCCTAACTATTCATATTTAAAAACTGACATCATTAATACAATAGAAAATGATTCGTCAGAATTTGAAACTCAAATACCTTATTTTGTTGAAAAAGCAGAAGGTCGTCTAATAAAAGAATTAGATGATGTAGCTCTTGATACTTATGCATCAGTTGCTATATCAGCATCTAATCCTGTTGTTAGTTTACCTGATGGAGCTTTAGTAGTGCGTAATGTAAATTATACAGCTAGTGCAACAAATATTAAAACAAATTTATTACAACGATCTTATGAATATGCAATAGATTATTGGGGATTTGTAAGTGCATCTACAGGTACTCCAAGATACTATGCAAGAAAAACTAATTCACAAATTTATATTGTACCTACTCCAGCATCTACAGTTGCAGGTGAAATACAATATACAAAACGACCACTAGGTTTAGCAAGTGCTACAGGTACAAGTGCAACAACATCTAATTACTTTAGTGAAAGTTGTTACAATGCTTTATTTGCAGCATGTATGATAGAAGCAAATTATTTTATAAAAGATTTTCAAGTCCTTCAAGCATGGGAAGGTAAGTATAAAAATTCAATAGATGCTCTTCGTAATCAAGCAAGACGTACTAGACAAGATGATATGCAATCAGCTAATAATCCTGCAGGTGGACCTAATACAGTTATTCAAGGAGCTAATTAATGCCTAAACAATCAGCAAGACAATACTATGATGAATTATCTGATTTAGTATTTGGAGAAGAAGGAAATTCAAAAAGAGCAAATAAAATATATGATATTTTAGAAAAAAGAGGATATGAATCATGGCAGATTGATCAAAATATTGCTGCTGGTCTTGGTCTTCCTGATAAAGAAGAATTTAAAAAAGGTGGTTACATTAAACGTCAATCAGGTGGACAAATAGGAAAACCTAGAGGTTGGGGAGCTGCTAGATATGGCAATAACTAGAACTAATATTAAACAACAAGTAACTAAACCAAATAAAAAGAAAAAGAAAATTAAAAGGAGAAAGTAATGCCTACTTATAATGACGACAAAATAATAGGTGCACAAGGTAGAGTAGCTATTAATAAAAAATTAAGTGACATCAATGGTGTTCCTACAGGACAAGGATATGGAGCAGCACGTAAAGGACCACAAGTAAAAGGACCTATTGAAGCTGTATCTGATGAAGACTATCCTCAAGGAGAATCATTTGAAATGAGTACAAAATCAATTTCAAATATTGGAGTAAAATAAATGGCTGCTGGTAAAAAATTAGTTAAAAAAATAGTTGAAAGAGTTGTAAAAACACCTACAAGTAAACTAAAAACAAAAAAAGTAGAAATGGGTCCAAG